CATTTCTGATAAAGTAGTTGAACTTAAACCCAAAAAAAGAAAAACAAGGAAAAAGAAATGAACAAAATTATAATGATGAAAGCTAAGAAGTGGTCAAAGTGGGTATGGGTAAAAGCTAAAAATAACCCTATGTACTCAATACCATTAGTTTTAATTGTAGCTTATTTTATTTGGAAGTAGTTTATGGCTAATTATACAGGTGCAAATGTAATAACTGCAAGTGATGTCACTAAATATCAACCTGATGCTTTTGGTTTTGGCATATCTGCAACAGATACAGAGACAGTAAATTTTTTTGCACAAACAACAAATGATATTTTAAGACAGCTTAGAACTGAGTGGTGGTCTGTCTATAAACAAAATGTATATACAGATATTACAGTTCTTAATACTGCTGAAATGGAGAATACAAAAGTTAATTTAGATCAGTTTGAGAGGGCTGGAGTATATTTATTTCTAGGTAGATTCTTTTGTCCAGCATTAACTAAATTCAGACCTGAGACAGAAAAAGACAGATTTGAAAGAATGGCAGAATATTATATGTCAGAATACAATAAGGAATGGCGATCTATACTTGAAGATGGTGTTGAATATGATGCTACAGCAGATGGCACTATACAAGTTTCTGAAAGAGAGCCTTTACATGGATTTAGAAGATTGACTAGATAATGGCTTTAGATATTAAGATTAAAACAAACTCTAAAGCTATTGAAAAAAGATTTAAAAGACTCCAAAGCAAATTTCCATCTATTATTGATAAAGGTATTCTACAAGGTGGTTTTCAACTATTAGATATTATAAGAACTAAAACAGCTAAAGGTATTGATTTTAGAGATGTACCATTTGCATCATATTCTTCTAGTTATTTAAAACAATTACAAAGAGAGGGAAAACCTACTAAGGTTGATCTATTTTATTCAGGAAGAATGTTAGGTGCTTTAACACCATCTAATAGAACTATAAAAAAAACAGGCAAACACAAGGTATCAATTAGTTTTAGTAACTCACAAATGAGACAGAGAGCATTATTTAATCAAGTATTAAACGAGCCTACAAGAGAATTTTTTGGCTTTAACAATAGAACAGAAAAGATTATAAACAAACAATTCAATAAATTTGTTGAAAAAGAATTAAAGAAAATGAAGTTATGAGTGTACGAGAAAATATTGCATCAAATCTATTATCAACAATTTCAGGTATTAGTAGCCCAATAACAATTAAGAAAGCTACTAGACAACCATTTCAATTAGACGAGTTATCAGATAAACAATATCCAGCAGTAATAGTACAAACATCAGAAGAAATTAGAGAAGATGCAGAATTAGGAAGTGGTGCTAAAACTAGAATTGGAACTATTGATTTTTCTATACTTGGATTTGTAAAAGGTGCTGAATCAAATATTGATACACTTAGAAATCAACTTATCACAGCTATTGAAACTGCATTAGAATCTGATATTACTAGATCATCAAATGCACTTGATACTGAAGTTACATCAGTAGAAACAGACGAGGGTACATTGTTTCCGATTGGTGGTATTAGAATGGTTGTAAGATGTACTTACGAATATCAAGCTGGTACACCATAAAAAAGGAGTAAGATATGGCAAGTAAAGATAAAATTATTGATAAGATAGAAAAAAAAATAGATGCAATAGAAAAGTTGCATGACAAAGAATCTATTATGTGTGAAGAAGTTAAAGATTTGTTAGCCGATTTAAGAGATCAAGAAGATGAAAAATGGGAAGATGACTCAGAAGAAAATTTTGATGAAGATATAGATGATGAAGATATTGACGATGAGGATGATAAATAGTAAAAGACTTTATGGCTAAAGATATTAAATTATACAAAGATGGGAATGAAGTTGTAATAAACGAAACTCAACTTGAAAATTTTATTGCACTTGGATATAAACAAGAGCAAGAAAATAAACCAAAAACTAATAAGGATAAAAAATGGCAACACATCACGGAAAAGAAGGAGTAGTTACTGCTGGTGGAACAGGTATAGGCGAACTTACAGGTTTCACATTAGAAACTACTGCTGATGTTGTAGAAGATACAGCTTTAACAGATGCAACTAAATCTTTTGTTGCTGGAAGAACATCATTTTCAGGAACTTTAGAAATGAGTTATGATGAAACTGACTCTCCACAACAAACTTTAACTGCTGGAAGTTCAATCTCTTTTGTTTTGTTACCTGAAGGTAATGCATCAGGAGATGAAAGTTTCACAGGAACAGGGATTGTTACAGGAATGAGTGTTAGTATTCCTTTAGATGGAATTACTACTAGATCAGTTACATTTCAAGGTACAGGAGCATTGACAAGAGCAACTGTATAATAATACTGTATGAAATTTATTGACAGAGCAAAATCTCATTTTGAGTCTCTTGGTGTTCAACATATTGAAGTACCTGAATGGAAAGATGAATCTGGAAATCCAAGCATAATATATTGGAATCCAATAAACTTATCTGAAAAAAACAAACTTTTCAGGAAATCTGACAATCTTAATGATGTCAGTATTCTTGCTGATATTCTTATAATGAAATCTTTAGACAAAGATGGCAATAAGTTATTTACGTTAGAAGATAAAATTGCCTTAATGCACAAAGTTGATTCTGATGTGCTTTCAAGGATTGCTACAGAAATGGTTAAAGCAATCACTCCTGAAGAAGTAAAAAAAAACTAAAATCTGACCCTGAATTAAAAAATTTACTTATAGTCGCTGATAGGCTAAAAATATCTTTATCTGAACTTTTAAAAATGGAAGTTTGGGAATATAATCATTGGCTTGGATATTTACTTGAAGAAGCTGAACAACACCAACAAGCTATGATTAAAGCAAGGCATAAATAATGGCACAAAATTTAGTTATTAATATATTAGCAAAAGATAAAACTAAACAAGCTTTTGGTGTATTAAAAACAAGATTAGGTGCTTTGAAAAGATCAGTATTTAGTGTTCAAAGTGCTTTAGTAGGTTTAGGTGCTGGATTAGTTGTTAGAAATCTAGTCAGTACAGGAAAAGAATTAGAAAACCTTAGAACAAGATTAAAGTTTTTACTTAAAGATACAAATGAGGGTGCAAAAGCTTTTGACAACATGGTCAAGTTTGCATCTAAAGTTCCTTTCTCGTTAGAAGAAATACAATCAGGTTCAGGAATACTAGCAACTGTTACAGATAATGCAGATGATCTTCAAAATATGTTGCAGATAACAGGTAATGTTGCAGCAGTAACAGGATTAGATTTTAGAACTGCGGCTGAACAAATACAAAGATCATTTAGTGCTGGTATTGGTGCGGCAGATTTATTTAGAGAAAAAGGTGTAAGAAATATGCTTGGCTTTAAAGCTGGAGCAACAGTATCAATAGAAGAAACAGTACAAGCATTTGAAAAAGTATTTGGTAAAGGTGGTAGATTTGGAAACGCAACAGATGAATTAGCACAAACTTTCGCTGGTACTCTTTCAATGATTGGCGATAAAATATTTAACTTTAAAAAAGTTTTACTTGAAGCTGGTTTTTTTGAAGAATTAAAAAATCAATTTGGAGATTTAGATAAGTTCTTAGCTGACAATGCAGATAGATTAGATGAAATAGCGACAAGTGTAGGAACAAATTTAGCAAAAGCTGTGACAGGTGCAGTTAGTGTTGGACAAGAGTTAGTACCAACTTTAAAAAAAATAGGCGAAATACTTAAAAGTATTAAAGATGGATTTATGGCTCTACCTGAGTTTGCTAGAGAAGTTGGTCTTGTTGGTGCTTTTTTATTTGGAAAAAAAGGTGCAGTAGCTTTAGCTGGTGTTAGTTTTATTATTGATAAAGTAAATGATTTTGTAAAACAAACTAAAATAGAAGCTGGAATAATAGATGTAGATAATCTTAATAATGTTAAAGAAAGACTTAAAGTAATTAATTCACAACTTGAAAGTCAAGGAAAAATTGTTTCAAAAACAATTGAACTTAAAAATGGTGTTGTCCATACTATAGAAGAACAAATAGATTTAGGACAAATAAGATTAAAAGAATTAGAACAAGAAAAAAAAGAACTTGAAACAATTTTAATATTAAATGGTAAAGGTAGTGAAAATCAATTTGAATTAAATAGACATTTAAAATTAACAACAGAAGAATTAAAAAAACAAAAAAAAATTATAAATTTTGTAAAAAATCCTTTTAATGCAGATGCAGATTTATTAGCTAGACTTAGAAAAGCAGAAGAAAAAAGAGAAAAAAAATTAAGAGAAACTAGGTTTTTACATAGAAATATATTTGAAGAACAAAATTCTTTAATACCAAAAGTAAAAAAAGAATTAACAACAAGAGAACAAATTTTAAAAAATGTTAAAGAAAAAAACAAACAATTTAATTTAGGAAATGAAATAACTAATTTAATTGATAAAAATGTAAGTGGAGTAGCAAGAGGATTTGCTGAAGCACTTGTTCTTGGAAAAAAATTAAATATGTCAATGAAAGAATTAGCACAATCACTTTTAGTAGAAATAATTGCTAAAACTATTGAAAGAATAGCCTTACTAGGTATTGAAAAAATATTATCAGAAACATTATTTAAAAAAGAAGCTGAAAAAGAAAATGCTATAAGAAAACAAAATACAGCTCTAAAACAACAAATAGCTTTACAATTATTTTTAGCCGCTATTGGTGGCGGTGGTGGTGGCATACCATTTTTTAATAAAGGTGGTGCAGTTTCTAAAGATAAACCTATTGTAGTAGGAGATAGTGCTTCAGGTAAAGGTGGGGAAGTGTTTGTGCCTAATACTGCTGGTCAAATTATTCCAAATTCAAGACTTGGTTCTATGGGTGGTGGAACTACAGTTAATTTTAATATTAATACTGTTGATGCTTCAGGTTTTGAAGAATTACTTGTAAGATCAAGAGGAACTATAACACAATTAATTAACAGTGCTGTTAATGAAAGAGGTAGAGAGGGTCTAATATAATGTCAGGTGCATTTCCAATATCTTCTGCAAAATTTCAAACAATGGGTATTCGATCTATTCAAAATACTATTATCTCTAAATCTCAATCAGGAAAAAAACTTACAAGACAAGTAGATAATCAAAGGTTTGCTTTTACAGCTAGTATAATTACAGCAAAAAGATCAGATGTATATGGAGAATTAATGGCATTTATAATTAAACAAAGATCAAGCAAAGAAAATTTTACCATAATCCCACCTGAAGTAGAAGATGCTAGAGGAAGTGAAACAGGAACAGTATTAGTAAATGGTGTTCACGCAATAGGAGATACAACGATTGCTATGGATGGTTTTGCTGGAGATGGTGCTGGTAGATTTAAAGCTGGAGATTTTATAAAATTTGCATCACACACTAAAGTTTATATGGTTGTTGCAGATGCTACTTCTTCATCGAATGCTTCAACTGTAACTATAGAACCACCATTAATAACAGCATTAGCAGATGATTCAATTGTCACTTATGATAATGTGCCTTTTACAGTACATTTAACGAATGACGTTCAAGAATTTGGCTCTGTTGGTGCTGATAAAGATGGTAATTTATTGTATCAATTTGATTTAGACGTTGAAGAATCTCTTTAATGGTTAAATATTTAATAAGACATAATGTGACAGCAGATTTTTTTGCAGAAAAAATAGTTGATGAAAGTGAAATAGATACTGTTAAAAATGACTTAAAAGCTAATAGTATTCCTAATGGAACTTTTAAATTTGTTATGTTAAAAGGTACAGAAAGAACAATAAGAACAACATACGAGTTATATGACGAGAAGCCTAACATCAGCAGTAAAGACAGAATTAGCAACAAATGATATTAGACCAATACATCTTATTACTATTGGTTTTGGCACTCCTATTAACATTACTGATAACTCTTTCTCTTTAACATCTTCTGTATCAGGTTCATCAGTTACTTATATTGCAAGTGATTTTATTATGGGTATTTCAGATTTTACAGAGGAAACCGATTTAACTAAAGGCAGTATAACTTTAGCTTTATCAGGTGCAGATCAAACTTTTATATCTACTGTTTTAAACGAAAATGTTATTAATGATTCTGTTGATATTTTTAGAGGATTTTTAAATGATTCAAATGCTTTGATTGCTGACCCTTTTTTATTTTATAAAGGAAAAATTGATGGATTTTCAATAAGTGAAAATGACACTGCAAGTACAGTTAATTTAAATATTGTTTCACATTGGGCTGATTTTGAAAAAAAGAATGGTCGAAAAACAAATAATACATCGCAACAAAGATTTTTTAGTACAGATGTTGGAATGGACTTTAGTTCAGAAACTGTATTAGATATAAAATGGGGTAGAGAATAATGGGATTTTTAAGTAAAGCAGTTAAAAAAGTAACAAAACCTATAAAAAAAGCTGTTAAAACTGTTCTTAAAGTAGTTTCAAAAGCAATATCATGGATAATTCCTACACCTGATATTCCTGATTTTGGTACAGGTGAATTTGATGATTTTGAAACTGGTATTTTATTAAATAAACAATCTAATGACGCATCAATTCCTGTAATTTATGGAGAAAGATTAGTTGGTGGAACTCGTGTATTTTTAGATTCAGGTGGTGGTAGTACAAACCAATATCTTTATATGGCTATTGTTATGTGTGAGGGAGAAATAAATTCTATAGAAGAAGTACGAGTGGATGATAAAGTAGTTACATTTGCATCTGCATTATCAGATGGAACTGAAGTTGAAGTTAAAAGTACAGATAGTAATTTTTTCAAAGCTGACCCAAATGTAGAAGGTTCTAGTGCAGAAAGTTTAATCAGAATAGAACCACATTTTGGAACAGATGGACAATCAGCTTCAGGAATATTATCAGCATTATCTAACTGGGGAAGCAATCATAAATTATCAGGTTTATGTTATTTAGCTTTAAGATTTAAATGGAATCAAGATGCTTTTACAGGAATACCAAAAGTACAAGCTAGAATAAAAGGAAAAAAAGTTATTACATTAGCATCTAATTTATCAGAGCAAACAGCATCTTTTTCAACTAATCCAGCTTTTTGTTTATTAGATTATTTAAGAAACGAAAGATATGGAAAAGGTTTAGCAACATCAGATATTGATTTGCAAAGTTTTTATGATGCTTCTGTTGTTTGTGCAACACAAGTAACACCATATTCAGGAGCAAGTGATATAAATATTTTTGATACAAATGCAGTAATAGATACATCAAAAAAAATTATTGAAAATGTAAGAGAATTAGTAAAAGGATGTAGAGGATTTCTCCCTTATACATCAGGAAAATACAAATTAATTATTGAAACAACAGGTAGTGCATCTATAACTTTAAATGAAGATGACATTATAGGTGGTTACAGTTTAACTTCTCAATCTAAAAATGACAGATACAACAGAGTAATAGTATCTTTTATAAACCCTGATCGTAATTTTCAAGTTGATGAAGTGCAATATCCAACTTTAGATGATAGTGGATATGCAACAGCAGATAAACACGCAACTTTAAAAACTGCTGATGGTGGAATATTGTTAGAGGGCAGATTTTCATTTAAGACACTTACATCACCATATCAGGCAGAGGAGATGGCTGAGATTATTTTAAGAAGATCAAGAGAGTCTTTAGGTTTATTTGTAAATGTTTCTTTTGACGCTTACGATTTAGCTGTTGGAGATATAGTAGCAATTACGCATAGTAGCTTGGGCTTTTCGTCTAAAAATTTTAGAGTTCGTGAAGTTACATTTAATGAAGATTACACAATAGGATTAGGATTAATAGAACATCAAGATAGTCATTATACATGGGCTTCAAAATCACAAGTTAGTTCAACACCATCAACAAATTTACCAAATCCATTTAGTATTTCAGCACCAGCAAGTGTTACATTATCTGATACTTTAATTGAATATAATGATGGAACTGTAATTGTAGCTTTAGATGTGACTATAGGTGCTTCTGTTGATAGCTTTGTTGATTACTATCAAGTAGAATATAAACTAAGCACAGATACAGATTTTATTATTTACGCACAAGGTAAAGGTTTAAATCACAGAGTGCTAAATGTAATTGACCAAGAAACTTATGATGTCAGAGTAAAAGCTGTTAATACATTAGGTGTATCTTCTAGTTATGTTTCTGCACAAAGAAAAATTGTAGGTGCTATTGAACCACCATCAGATGTGACTGATTTTTCATGTAATATTTTAGGACAAGAAGCTCATTTGGGTTGGGAGCAGATTCCTGATCTCGATCTTGCATTTTATCAATTAAGATTTTCAGAAGCTACAGATGGCACTGCTGATTGGCAAAACTCAGTAGCATTAGTTGAAAAAATTGCAAGACCAGCAACTTCAATATCAGTACCAGCTAGGGCTGGAACTTATTTAATCAAAAGTTTTGACAAATTAAATAATGCAAGTTCAAATGCTACAGCGATTATATCAAATGTTACAAGTGTTACTAATTTCAATAATATAACAACACAATCAGAACACCCTACCTTTGCTGGAACTAATACAAACACAGTAATAAGTGATAGTGCCATACAGTTAGATTCTTCAGAACTTTTTGATGCCGCTAATGGAAATTTTGATGACGAAACAACTAGATTTTTTGATTC